GTGTTGTTTCGGATGATGTCGCCCTTGGACGTGCCTGGCAGGCTGACGAAATGCGTGTTGCTCGCGTCGTCTTGCAAGCAATAGCAATCCTCAACTGTTAGGCCGCTGCTGGTCGTGCTGGTCGCGCCAAGGACACAGATAAGGAAGTTCTCGTCGTCGTCGTCCTCGGTGAACTTGCAGCCCTTAATCGTCGCACCGGTCGCGTTCACGTCGATGCAGTGGTTGATATCCGCGTAGCCAGATTTGAAATGCACATTTTCTATCGTGTTGTCTGCCGCATCAATGTCTACATCTGCGGTTGCCGCCGTGGTCAGCTTTATCTCTGGCATCTGCGCGCCGTCGCCTAGCCCGATTGTTTTGACGCCTGCAACGTCCAGATCGACACCACCGGCTGCTGTGATGTCTTCTTGATGGTTCTCCATCAGGACAATCGTGTCGCCTTGGTTGGCGGTACACTTATTGATCGCAGCGTCCCAAGTGACCAGCGCGTCGTCTGGTCCGTTGCCGCTGTTTGTACTAGAGCCGTTTACGCTGTCTACCCAATAGATGTTGCCACTTCCGGTCTGCATCAGATCCGCGATTACGCGGACACCGCCCGGAATGGTGCGGCTGTATAAACTTGTTTGTGAAGGTCGTGCCATCGTCGGGGTCTCCTGTTACGGGGTGCCTGTGTTAGCCGATGTATATAAAGGCCGTCTGGGTGGTGTCCCACCCTAGACGGCTTATTGGCTTACGAAGACGACACCACCGTTTGGTCGTGCGCATATCGTGGCTGTGACTGGATCGCAATGATCCCGCCAAGCAAGGCGGCGTTCGCCTGCTCGACGCAGTTGAGCCGCACGCACGGCCCATCGGACCCCAACGCCGCCGCCTCAACCTCGATCTGATAGATCTGGTTGCTGCCTGCGGTGGTTGTGAATCCTGATGAGGTCGCTGCCTGCAACGCGCCCTGCGTGTCAGGGCTGGTAACGATCTTGTAACTAAACGCTTTTGCGCTCGTCGTCGTCGGCGTGAAATCGTCGCACGCCTGCACGGTGATGAGGGTCGTGCCTGTGGTGCCAACACCCCAGTGCACGTAGAACGTGATCAGCCCGTAATTTTCCATTGAAAATACGTCGCTGTTCACGGTGCCAGAAAAGGCATCAGCTACTGGAGCCAGCCCGATCCCGGCATGGGTCGTTTCTATCGTTGTCGATGCCATGAAACTAGCTCCTGTGTTAGCTGCGGGTCGCCAGCGCGACGAACGGACTCTGGGTGTCGCTGCCCTTGAACGGTGTCAAGGCTGCGCTCCACCAAGGCTGGCCGTCTACGCGGTAGGTGAAGCGAAACGCTGTCTCATCGGTTGTGAATTGCACGTGGATCGACGTAGCCGCCTGCACGTCGCCTTTAGTGACTGACAGGTACTGGCCAAGGTCCACAAGCAAAATGTCGCCGACTGTGCCAAGCGTCGCGTTGTACTCCGTCACCAGCACCGGACGCCCTTTAAGGCGCGCGTTGGGTGTGTCTGCAATGCCGCCGGGCGGCAGATAGACCGGCACGCCGCCTGTGCCAACGTCTGCGGCAAGTGCCTCAAGCTGTGGCTCAACATCTTGATTGATAAGCCACACAGCGTTTTGCCTGCTGCGTCCGTGCATACGTGACCACATTTTGTCCACGTTGGCCTTGACTACTGTGGTTGCCGTTTGGCCTGTTTCTTTAGCCACAGATACAAGGCTGCCTGCGTTAACGATGCCCAGCGGCTGGCCTGCCCCGTTGCCGTTGACGATCGCGTCGCCGGTCATAAAGGCAATTTCCTCGCCTGCCGTGCGCGTGATGAATTGCTCCAAAATCGGGCCAGTGTCGTCAAGCTGCTCGTCTGTTGCGTACATCAGCACGGTCAGCTTCTGCGGCTCCATCGTGATTTGCCTGAAAGTAGGCTTGGAGCCTGTCAACGTAGCGCCTTCGCCTCGCCAATAACCACGGACGCCGCCACGACGCGAGCCAGCGGCCCGGCTGGTTTCGTGGACCGCGTTTACTTTGAGCATACTCTGGGTGGTCGTAAATGAATCGGTGCGGCTTAGCAGATCGCTTTCGGCGTGTGCGATTTCCATGATGCGGTCTGAGAACTCCGGCGCGAGTAAGAACCCGCCGTCGCTGCTGATGTGGGCCGACATGCCGGTGGCCTTTGCGCCCTTGGGTAGCGTCTTGAGCCTCGAATCGAAGCCACGCTGCAATGCGACCGACTTTATAGCGGTCAACTGCTCGCTGGCGTCGCGCCATCCGAAGCGTCGTTGGTCGTCGTTGCGGAAGTCGCCGCCGCTGATCTTGAAGCCTTTGGCACGTTTCGCGCCCTGCTTTTTAAGATCGGCCATGCCGCGATCGACGGCCCGCTGTATTGCTGAGTTCAAGCTAGCCGCCGTGATCTCGTCGCCCTCGTCTGCCTCGTCGGCTTCGTCTGCCTCATCGGCTTCAACGGGTGCGGCACCGACCAGGATGATTTCGTCGATGTTCAACGGCTCGCCGTCCTCGTTGACGACGGGGACTTCTTCTTCTTCGCCCTGCTTGAGAAAGACGCCTATGGCTTTTTTCAGTGCTCGCGGCGTGGTGTGTTCGCGCTGCAATAGCGGCAATATGCTGGCCTGGAATAAGCCCAGGCTGATCGCTTTGGTGGTGTCCATTTTGTCGTGGTCCGTACTAGACTGCGATGTACCTACGTCGCAAGCCTTGAGTGCAGCCAGTACGGTGCAGAAGTGGAGCGCCCAACCTTTGAAGGTGCAGGGCGCTCGGTTCAACCGATCCGACAACGCAATGCCAGACGATTCATTGTTAAGCCTAGCCGCGTGGCTGGCTTTGTCAAGCCATTACAAATAGATCCTGCCGCACCGCTTGGCGATCGCTGCGGCCACGGCCTTCTCGACTTGGGCCTGTCTGATTTTCGGTTTCGCCTTCGCCTTGGGCATGGCGGGTATCACAATCATGGCCCGACGCCGCGCCGTCTTTTTCTGTGCCTTCGGCGGTTGGATGCCCCAGACCGCCTTGGCTGTGGCAGAGTGGATTATGCCCTTCCCCACCGCTGTTATCAGTGCGTCCTGGTTGGCTGGCATCGGCGCGATGCTGAACTCCAGCAGGTTCCATTTGCCGACCACTTTTTCGACCCTATCGCCGTATTTGGCACGATCTGACGGCGTTGGCTTGTGGCTTGTGATTGTATCGAAGCCCACGGACACGCCGCGAATCACGCCCTGGTCCATTAGAGACAGAACGGTGTCGGGGAACCATTCCGCCGCCTCTGGATGGTTTTCCGGGCGTTCGGCCATCTCGCCGCGTGCCATCCAGTGGTCGTCGTACCTATTCAGGGCCGTTGCCTTGCCCAGTGGTGGCCGGAAGTATTCGTGAGCCCAGAAGATCATGGGGTTCTTTTCGTAGTCCGCGCTATGCATACCTTGTGGGATCAGGACCTCACGGTCCCGGTCGACTGCGTTGGTGGTGATCTTGGCAATGAACGCACGGTCCCCCGAATTGACGCTCATTTCGCCGATCAGCTGCTTACTTTGCATGGTGTCGCCTCGTCAGTCGTGGGCGCTCCAGGCACCCAGGACCATTGTTTAGTGAACAGGTGGGGCATCCAGTCGCATAGCTCGTCCATCAGGCTGTTGCTTTTATGTGACGTGCCCCTGGTTCTGCTCAGTTCCCAGACCATGATGCCGCATCTGGCCACAATCGACGGCGGCACCCACTTGGGCGCCACGTTTGCCCAGTAGTGGACCCACCACTCCCGCGAGCCAGGGAACGCGAGCATGTAGCGCCGGTCGAAGTCGGCCCGCAATGGGTGGACGCCTTTGCCAAAGCTCCATGCGTGGTCTTGCTTGTCACCCAGTGGCGTGCCCTTGCTTAGTCCTTTAACACTGCCTGAATATCGCAGCGGCAGTTGGGGTGCAGCGGCGGGCCTTTGATATCTGTGTAGTTGATGTTGAGCCGCCCCCCTTCTGACCCAGTCAGGAACACATCCGGCCCCTTTTCTATAAACGAACCGTCAAGCGGCGTCACCTTGGAATTGACCTTGGCCGCGATCGCCTTGCAGAACTCGCAAGCGTTGGGCGCCAGGAGCCACTTTTTGCCCTCCACGACGCCGCTCTGCTGCCAGCCTTGTTCCTCGCCCGCGACGTAGGCCCGCGCGGTTTCTGATCGTGCGATCGCTTCGGCCCGTCCTGCTGCGAACTCGCCCGTGTCCATTACTCGCGTTGCAATGTCGCCAGGCGGCAGCCCCTGCGTTAGCCCGTCGTCTATGGTCTGCGTCACCACCGCCAGCGTGGATTGCGAAATGTTGCCAGCCAGGTCGATGGCGTAACCCCGTAAGAACTCCACCACCGCGGGGCTTGTCACGTCGAAGTCGATATCCACGCCCAGCCGGTGGATCGCTGCGGAGCCCGACGCCTGAATCATACTGGTGAT